TAAAAAAAAAATTAATGAAAAGTAAAGGTTTAGGCGATACAGTAGAAAAGATTACAAAAGCCACAGGCATAAAACAAGCTACTGATTGGATATTTGATAAGATAGGTAAAGATTGTGGATGTGATACAAGGAAAGAAAAACTTAACAAAATGTTTCCTTACAAAAATGTAGAATGTTTAAATGAAGATGAATATGTATATCTAAAAGGATTCTTTAACCAGCAAAAGAATGTAGTAAATGCAAACGAACAAAAAGGATTGCTAACAATACACAATAGAGTATTTAACACCAACAAACAAAGCTCAAGTTGTGGTAGTTGCGTTAAAGGTTTAGTAGAAACAATGAGAAGATTATATAACGAATATGAATATGACAGAGAAAATAAAAGCAATTGAAAGAAAACTATTAAAATTTTTTAAAGATGAAAACACAGAAAGTAAAAATATCGCAAGTAAAAAGAAACCCAGAGAACCCAAGATTAATAAAGGATAATAAATTTCATAAGTTAGTAAAGTCAATAAAAGAGTTTCCTGAGATGTTGGAAATAAGACCAATTGTTGTTAATGATGATATGGTTGTTCTTGGTGGTAATATGCGTTTAAAGGCTTGTCAAGAAGCTGGTTTAAAAGAAGTTTATATTTTAAAGGCAGATAAATTAACAGTGAAGAAACAGAGAGAATTTATTGTAAAAGATAATGTTGGCTTTGGTGAGTGGGATTGGGATATGTTGGCTAATGAATGGGATAATGCAGAACTGAATGATTGGGGCTTAGATGTTTGGCAACCTGAGAAAGAAGTTGATTACAGCATACTAAATGAAATTGATTTAGATGAGGAAGTTGAGAATATGTATCAGCAAACAAAAAAGTCCATAATCTTAGAATATCCATCAGAAGGTTTTGAGCCAATTAAAAAACTATACGACAAATTAAAAGCTGAAGGAGTTGACTTGCAAGGCTTGTTTTATGAAGCTATGAAAAGAGTATGAACCATCAAGTATATGTTATTAGTGCAAACAGGCACGATAATTTACCTTTTGACAAACAACAAAAAGAAAAGTATATTTTTTGCGTTAAAAATGGTCAAAAAGAATTGTATGAATCTAATGGTTGTAAATTAGTTTACAATACTGGAAACTTAATGCAGAGTAGAAATTTTGCATTACAACACGCATTTAATAATAATAATATTTGCATACAACTAAGTGATGATATTAAAAAAGTTAAATACAATAAAAACTTTAAAAAACCTGATATAGTAAAACTTGATTTAGTTATTGAAGAAATTGTAAATAAGTTTAAAAAGATAAAAGGGGTGAAACTTTTAGGAATACCACCTACTGATAATTATTTTTTTGCTAATAAACTTACAAGCGTAAATACTTTTTGTATAGGTGATTTGTTTTTTTGTAAACCTAATGAAATAAGATTTGATGAACAATTAACATTAAAAGAAGATTATGACTTTACATTACAACATATACAAAAGTATGGAACTGTAAGATATCAAAAGTATTTATTTACGTTTCAACATTATTCTAATAAAGGCGGTGCAGTTGATATTAGGAATGATAAGGAAGAACAAAAAAATATTATGATATTAAAATCTAAATGGGGTGATAAAATTAGGTTAAACCCTAAAAGGAAAAATGAAATATTAATATGAAAACATTAAAATTAATACGTCAAGAACACGATATTAAAATCGGTCAAAGGTGTGATTATATGCCCTCAACTGTTGATGATAGTTGCTTGTTAGAATATGAAGGAAAGGTAATAGGTTTTTATTTAACTAAATTACCAGACAGATTACAACAGTTTTTAGACATAGCAAACAATGAGTTTATTGGAGATAATGTCCCTAAGAGTTTATTGGAGCGTAGCGATATATATGAATTACAACGTAAACACGGAATAACAAGAAGCCAAGCGAAAGCATTAGGAACACCACAAATGTCTACAATACTTGGAAGTGTATTAGCTAAACCACATTTAAGAAGGCCATACAACTCAATATCACAAGTTCACACACATAAAAAAGCTAACACATTTATAAAAGCAATGTTAATGTGTTGTTTAGAAAGTGAGAAACTTATTAAACAATATATGCCTGAACAATATGAATCACAAAAAAAACTAATAGAGGAAACTACATTACCTAAATATAGGTTCGGGAATTTATTTACAAGCAGTATATCTAATTACAATATAGCAGCACCATACCACCAAGATAGAGGTAATTTAAAAGAAACTGTAAATGTTATATTAACTAAAAGAAAACAATCAAAAGGTGGTAGCCTACACGTGCCTGACTTTGGACACGTTTTTAAACAAGATAACAACAGCATACTTGTATATCCAGCTTGGTATAATATTCACGGAGTTACAAAAATAGTTAGGGAGAATGAACAATCATATAGAAATAGTTTAATATTCTACCCGTTACAAGGATTTGATAAATAAGAAACAATGGCAAACGAAGAAAATTTAAAACCTTTTAAAAAAGGACAATCAGGAAACCCAGCTGGAAGGCCTAAGGGAAGTTTAAGTAGAAGCACAATTGCTCGTAGGTGGTTAGAAGCTACAAGAAAAGGGAAAAACCCTATTACTGGTGAAGATGAGGTTTTAACGCAAGAAGATGTAATCACATTAGCTTTAATAAGAAAAGCTATGGATGGAGATGTTGCAGCATACAAAGCATTAATGGATTCAGGTTACGGAACAGCAAAAGACACTATTGATTTAAGAACTGAGAATGTAGGTTTTGACTTTGATGAAATGATGAGGAAACTAAGCAATAATGCTAAATCCTAAATTTAATATATTTCCTAACGACACAAGGTATTATTTATTAACTGGCGGTAGGGGTTCAGGCAAGTCATTTGCAGTTGCCTTAAACACTTTAATTTTATCATTAGATAATAAATGCCAACATAAGATACTATTTACAAGGTACACCCTTAAATCAGCATCTATTTCTATTATACCAGAATTTAAAGAAAAGATTGAGTTAATGGGTTGGGAAAGTTTTTTCCATATCACCAGCAATGAAATTACTAACTTATTAACCGGAAGTAAGATTTTATTTAGAGGTATAAGAACAAGTTCAGGAGACCAGACAGCAAACCTTAAATCACTACAAGGTATAACAACTTGGATAATAGATGAAGCTGAAGAAATGGTTGATGAGGATATATTTGACAAGATAGATTTTTCAGTTAGACAAAAGGGGGCAAAGAATAGAGTTGTTATGGTTATGAACCCCTCAACAAAAGAACATTGGATTTATCAAAGGTTTTATGAGAATGCTGGTGTACAAGCTGGTTACTCTGGAATTAAAGGCGAAACAACTTATTGCCATTCCACATACTTAGATAATATAGAACATCTTTCAGAAAGTTATTTAAATAGAATTAAAGAAATGAAAGAACGCAGACCTCAAAGATATAAACACACTATTGAAGGGGCTTGGTTAGAAAAAGCTGAAGGAGTTATATTTAGTAACTGGAGTTTAGGCGAATTTAAAGAAGTTGGTAAAGTTGTGTTTGGGCAAGATTATGGATTCAGTAATGACCCCTCAACATTAGTTAAAACAAGTATAGACAAAGAAAAAAAGATTATATATGTTAAACTATGTTTCTATCAAACAAAGCTTACTACAAGCGATATATTAAACCTTAATAAAAAATTTGCAGAAAATAATTTAATTGTTGGAGATAGTGCAGAGCCAAGATTAATTACAGAACTTAGTAGGGGTTGCTCAGTTGTTCCAGCTATAAAAGGCCAAGGAAGTGTTACATACGGAATTAGCTTATTACAAGATTATGATTTAGTAATAACAGAAGATAGCACAGATTTAATAAAAGAACTTAATAATTATGTTTGGTTAGAAAAGAAAAGCCAAACACCTTGCGATAAATGGAATCACGCGATAGATGCTTTAAGATATGCGGTCAGTTATCAATTACAAAACCCTAATCAGGGTGAGTATTATTTATATTAAATAAAATACACACCACTACACAATTAAAAAATATTAGTTTTTAAAAATTTACTACATTCGTATATAACGATTTACTAATTAATACGTTTATATATAAATGAAGTTAACTATTAACATACCAGAAACACTTAATGAAGTTACTTTAAAGCAGTATCAAAAGTGGTTAAAGATTGCTGATGGTAAAGAACTGGATTCGTTTTTACAACAGAAGATGGTAGAGATATTTTGTAATATACCACTAAAGCAAGTATTACAAATAAAAGCTACTGATATAAACAACATCTGCGAAGAACTATCAAAGCTATTTAATAACGAACCTAAGTTTATTGATAGGTTTACTTTAAACGATAAAGAGTTTGGATTTATACCAAAGCTGGATGATATTTCATTTGGTGAATATGTAGATTTAGATACTTATCTTGCAGATTGGGAGCTTATGAATAAAGCAATAGGTGTTTTATATAGGCCAATAACATACAAGAAGAAGAACCAGTATTTAATTGAAGAATATGAAAGTTCTGATAAATACGATATGACAGAAACAACTTTAGATATTGTATTTGGTGCAATTGTTTTTTTTTACAGTTTAAAGAACGAATTACAGAAAACTATCCTGAATTATTTAGCAACACAGAAGGAGGTAGAGCTGCCTCAGCATCTGCGGGATTCTCTGCAAAATGGGGTTGGTATCAATCTATCTACGGACTTACTAATGGAGACATTCTCAAATACAATCAAATTACCAAATCAAAACTACACACCTGTTTAATGCACTTAGCATTTGAAAAAGATAAATATGAATTAGAACAACAAATATTAAAAAGAAGCCAACGATGACAAAGGACGATATATTAGAAGAATTAACAGAACGCAATTTATTAATTGAGAATGAACACATAATTTTAGTTGATGGCTTTGAAGAAGCGTTTATAGGTATTACAGCTAACAATCCAATTCAAGCGATTTATGATTATTGGATATGTTTAGATTTATTAATACAACGTGATAAAATGGATTTTGATAATGCTATTGATGACTTAGATGAATTTATTAATCAAGATTTAGGTGAACACACACCACGATATATAAAAATAGTATGAACAGTTTTTACAATATAATAGATAAAATAAAAGAAGTAATTGTTGCAGAACCATTTAACAATGAAATTACATTTGGTGATATTGCTGATATTGATTTAAAGAAACAGAGCTTGTTTCCGTTGTCGCACGTAATGGTAAATAATAGCACAATAAACAACAATTATGTAACTTTTAATATTACTATCTTCTTTATGGATTTAGTAGATATTAGCAATGAACAAGTAACAGATTTATATAGAGGAAACGATAACAGGCAAGATATATTAAATACTCAGTTAGCATTAGCAACAAGAGTTATAAGAGTTTTGCAAAAGAGTGATTTATACAAAGATAAGTTTGAGCTAATTAATCCTGCTACTTGTGAACCTTTCACAGAGCGTTTCGACAATATGCTTTGCGGCTGGGCTGTTACTTTTGATTGTGGTACTAATGATGAAATGACTTATTGCTAATGAGTAAATTTGAAAAGTCATTAAAGAAATACGCACAGTTTGTAATTAACAAATCAAGGCAGAACCTACAAAAAGGTGGTAGATATGGCACACACAATAAATCAGGTGCATTATCTAAAAGTTTAGAATATAGAATTAAAGGAGATAAAGTTTCTTTTCTCAGCGAAGATTATGGAGAGTATTTAGATAAAGGTGTTAAAGGTGCAAAATCAACATATCCTGAAAGCTCTGCAAGTCCATTTAAATACACAACTAAAAGACCACCAGCAGAAGTATTTGTAAAGTGGATTAAAAAATCTAATATACAAGGAAGAGATAAAAAAACTGGTAGGTTTATAACACGACAAAGTTTAAGTTATATAATAGCAAATAGTATATATAGTAAAGGAATTAAAGCAACAATGTTTTTCACAAAACCATTTGAAGAGGCATTACCATTATTTGAAGATGAATTTTTAGAAGGGTTTTTAAACGATAATTTAGAAATAGAATGAGTACAATAATTAGAACAAGAAGCCCATTTTTCATAAGAACACCACAAGAAACAGATGCTAACCTTAGTTACTTTCAGATAAACATAACTATTTTCGGCGGTAGAAGTTCATCTATAGAAATATGCGATGATTTATATGCAACTTACTCACTACAGAAAAAACCATTAGGTGATGAGGATAGTGTATCATTTGATATTAGTGAAATAGTAAATGACCATATAGAGCAAATATTTACTGGTGTTTATTCTGCATCTTCAGAAAAAAGTTCTATTTGGGTAACTGTAACAACATCAGCAAGAGAATCAGATGGAACAGCTATTGGTTCATTAACAACAAACACTTACTTAGCACAAGAAGGATATAATAAATTTAAGGATGGTGTAAACTATACAGTAGAACCTATTGCAATGATTAGTAGTAATTACATTGAATATCATTTAGGTAGTATATTAACTATTCCTATTAATGTAGAAAGAGTTACTAAAGTAGAATTTTATGAATCATTTAGTAATTTAGAACAAACAGATAATTATTCTGACACTGACTATCAAAACCAAAAAATACAATACTCTCAATTTATTGACACCTATAGATTTGATATAAATAAGGTTTTAATATATAATGGTAATACTTTAATTGAAACTATAAATTTAAAGAGAATTGAAGAATGCAAATATCCAGTTAATAAAATTACTTTCTTAAATAGATGGGGAGCAATGCAAGATTTATTCTTTTTTAAGAAATCAACAGAAAGTTTAGAATCAAGAAGTGAAAATTATAATGCAAGTATTTTTCAGGCAAGGAGGGTAAATATTGACCCTGGACCAAGACCAGAAGACCCTTGTAGAATTACAACAGAATATAATTTGTATTCAACAACAGCACACGCAAAGAAAACATTCAATGCTAATGCTACAGAATCAATTGTTTTAAATACTGGTTTTGTTAATGAATTAATGAATCCATATTTTGAAGAATTAATGGTTAGTGAATACATCTGGCTAACAGATTCAAGTGATAATATTTTTCCAGTTAATTTAAAAGATAGTTCATTTACTTATAAAACAGGATTAAACGATAGGTTAATAAATTATACAATGAACTTTGAAAAATCATTTGATTTAGTTAATAACATTAGATAGTGCAAAAAGTTATTTTATACATACAGCCACAGCTAAGAAATACAACAACTACACAAGATTTTGTTAGGGTTGATTTAATGGAAGAAGAATTAATTTCATTAACTCAAGTAATACAAGATGTTAGTGATATAGATAAACTGTTTACTGATTATAGTAGAACATTTAATTTACCAGCAAGTAAAACAAACAACAAGATTTTTAAACATTGGTACAACCCTGATATAGAAGGTTTTGATGCTAATGTGTTTTGTGAATCAAGAATTGAATTAAACCACTTACATTTTAGGTTTGGTAAAATACAATTAAATGAAGTTGTAATGAAGTTTGGAGAGCCTTCAATGTATAAGGTAACATTCTTTGGTAATACAGTAACTTTTAAAAACAAGATTAACGAAGACCAGCTTAGTGATTTGGTTTGGTTAAATAATTTTAATCACGATGCAGATGCTGATTATGTAAAAGATGCTTTAGAAAATGGAAAAGATTTTGTTATTGATTCAGTTACTTATAACAATGCAATCATATACCCATTAATAGCACACTCACAAAGTTATATTTATGATGGCACAGGTAGCCAAAGCAATGGTTTAAATATTAGTAACCATCAAAATGCTTCACACCTTGGTAAACGTGGTGTATTTCCAGAAGATTTAAAACCAGCAGTAACAGTTAAGAATATTATAAAAGCTATTGAAGAACAATACAACATAACTTTTAAAACTGGTGAATTTTTTGATTCTACTGCAATGGATAATTTGTATCTATGGCTACATAGGGCTAAAGGTAGAGTTACAGGAGATTTATTAACTGAATTAACAAACACAACTTTTAATTGTAATTCACCAACTTCTAATTGTAATCATTATAATGGTGTTCTTTATCCATCTGTTCAATTTAGTAATGGTGATTACATATTTACACAAGCTTATACAAATGGTTATGAAGAAGGATTTGAATTTACTGCTACAATAACACCAGCTTCAAGCACAATACCTTATTCAATAGAAATAGTAGATAGCTTAACAGACACTATTGTTGCAACTGCTAATAATTTATTAGGCAGTCAAAGCCACTCAATTGGTTATGGTAAATTACAAGCTAATACACTTGCTTTAAATGAGTCTAAGAGATTATTTGCAAGAGTAAGAAGTGTTGACCCTTTAACGTTTTCAGCAAGTTTGTCCATAGAACATTCTTATTTTGATTTAGCTTTAGGTAGATATGACTATGGTTTAACAGCTAATTACACAAGTTCATCTTCAAGTATTGTAACAAGTGCTACAATAATAATTACAGAACAAATACCAGAATTATCAATTAAAGATTTTTTAAATGGTTTGTTTAGAGCTTTTAACTTGACTGCTTATGTTGATTTTAATGACCAGATAGTAGTTAAAACTTTAGATAATTATTATGCTGGCGGAGATACGCAAGATATAACAAAATATGTAAAAACAGATGAACATACAGTTTGTGATGTAATACCATTTAGTGAAGTAGATTTTGAGTATTCAGAACCAAAAAGCATTTTAGCAGAGCAGTTTCAATTATTAAATAATAAAAAGTATGGTGAACTAAATTATGTTACTGATGTTAGCAAGAAAAATATCTATCAAATAAAA